ACTACCCCCCCCCCCGCAGATTCTGACGAGGTGAGAGGGTTTGACGTGCTGCGCTGGCGCAGCGCTTTATCGGTCGCCATTGCAATGGCCGACACGAGCGAGAAGATGCTTGTCGTCGTGACTATGTGCGAGCACCTGCGGCCGTGGCTAGAGGCCGATCAGCGTGCGATAAGTGGCGAGCAGGAGCTGCCGCTGGTCGGGAGTGAGCCGGTCGTCGGCGAGGAGCGCAGTCTCAACGTCGACGGGCGAGATGGAGACGGCGAAGGTGGGCAGGTACCCGAGGTGCCTGGACAGTAGGCCCGGCTGCAGATTGAGTAGCCGCTCCATCGCATAGACGAAATGGCGACTCGGCTCACTGGTGCCAGTCGTCCATTGGCTGACTGACGCCTGCCGAACGGCGAACCCGTCCGCCTGCATCGCCCGCATGAGATCGGCCGGGCGCATGTTGGCGCGCTGGAGGTACATCTTTAACGCTTCGGCGAAGCTGCGCCGCTGCTCGTCCGTGCTGGTTCGTTCCATCGGTGCCGCCTCCCCCCTGACGTCAAACTGTACCGCATTTTTTCCATAGCAGATCCGGCGACTCTGCCTGCGGATGGTTGCGGATTGGGTGCTGCGTGGTAGCACTTTCGTGACTTTCGCTGTTTGTGACAGTTGACATACGCAGCAGCGTATGAGCAGACTCTCCGACCATGAGACGAGAGACCTCGCCCGATTGGGGCATCACTGCCGACGAGGTAGCCGCCGAGCGCATCGCTCAGGGCCTGCCGCCGACGCTCACCGACCCCGAGCTGCTGGCGATGCTTGCCAGCTTTCTGCGCTCGCCTCGAGTCAATCGGTCGGCGGCATGAGCGCCGAGCTGCGCTGCGTGCGATGCGGCGAGAGCTTCGACGAGGGCCACGAGATCGCCACCGTCGTGGCGTGGTCCGTCCACACCTGCACACCGTCGGCATCGCGGTGCCGCCGTCGAGCGTCTCGCCTCACCCCCGGCGATCAATGCACCGGCGGCGGCTCCGGGGCGCCGCCGGCGTCCCGACCAATGACCCTAGAGACGAGGAACTTATGAGGACATCGCTGCATGTAACGCAACGGGCCACGGCCACCGTGCGCAGGATCGGCGAGGTACTGCCGACTGCGTGGGTCACCGTGAGCGACGACGCCGAGAGCTGGGAGCTGAGCGGCAGTTTTCTGGACCTGTTCCTATTCGCCGAGCGGCTCACCGCTGCGCTGATGGACGAGATGCCCGAGCACACTCGCCAGCACCTGGCCGACCTACTCGCCGACGAGGCAGCAGCATGAGCGCCCCGAAGCAAGGCCTCAGCGCAGCAGAAAAGTTCGGACTCGTGACGCTGCTCGTCGTCGGCATCGCTGGCGATGCGTTTATTGATGCGCTGCTGCGCCTGGACTGGCACCGGCTCGGCATCTTCGCCGTCGTCGCATTCTCGGGCGCACTGCTCGCCTTTTCGCTCGCTATGGCGAAGACCGCCGACGAGGACTGGCTGCCGACCCGCACCGAGTACCTGAGCCGCAGCGACGACGAGCGGGCGCCACGATGAACCGCCACGACCTCGGCGACTGGCTCGCCCTCGCCGCTGTCGTGGCGATACTGCTCACCGCCGCTTTCTACGTCGGCTCTGTGCTCGGCGGCTGGCAGTGAGCAACCCGCAGAAGGCCAAGGGCTCAGCGTGGGAGCGGGCCGTGCTGGAGACCCTGCGGGCCGCCGAGATCGTCGCCGAGCGCATTCCGGCGGGCGCCACGCTTGACCGTGGCGACCTCTGGCTGCCTCACCTGCCGATCACGATCGACGCCAAGAACCACCGCACGCCGACGCTCGGCCCCTGGGTCGATCGGGCCACCGAGCAAGCCCGGCACGCAGCGCGCCCGGTCGGCCTCGTCTGGCACAAGCGCAGCGGCATGACCTCGCCGCTTGATGCGTTCGTGACCACCTCGGGCCGCATGATGATCGAACTACTGGCGTATGTGAGATGAGCAAAAAGAGCAACGCCGAGAGCGAGGACACCGTCGGCGCCCTCGGCCTGCCCGCCGTGCGCGCTCGCCAGATGGCGAACCGCATCACTGCGCTGGAGGCCGAGCGGGCACAACTACGGCGCAACATCGCCGAGCTGCTCGCCGAGTTCACCGAGCTGCGAGATCGCGCCGTGCTCGATGCGCAGACGATCGCCGAGCTGCGGGCCTCGTGCGCACAGGCCCGCCAGTCGCGTCGTGAGTGGATCAGGTTCGCCACCGGGCTACTTGGCGAGCGCCCGCCGGTGCAGCCATGAGCGACCCGTTCGACTCCGCCCGCATTCCTGACGACGGCACCCGCTGGCCGATCGCCCCGCTCGCCGAACTTGTCGGCAAGCACCGCGCCTACGTCGCTGCCTCAACGCACCCGAAAGCGATCCGGGCCGCTGGCGGTCTCACCGACCGGCAGGCCGACCGGGCTGCGGTGCGCTGCGGCTATCACCCGAGCGAGGTCTGGCCGGAGTGGTTCCACTACCGAGACCACATATCGCTCGCCTTCGCAGCGATCGCCGCCGAGCTGCGAGCGACGCCATGAGCCGCCCCGACGCACTGCTGGCGTCGTGCTGGTGCGGACGGCGTCACGCACTCATCCCGACCGCAGACATCCGAGCGGGCCGCACTTGGGCCTGTTCGGAGAAATGCCTCGCCGACTTTGAGCGTCGAGGCGTGCAGCGCCGCAAGCCGAACACCACAACATCAGACAAGGGGAAACAATGAACAACGCAGCACGCGAGCTGATCCAGCTCCCGACAAGGCGAGACCGCTGGGGCCGGTATCAGGTCGTTGACCCCGAGACCGGCAAGCTGGTCGGACTTACCAGGGCGACGACGATTTCGGGCAGCCTTGACGACAAGACAAACCTCATCGCGTGGAAAGCCCGCACCGTCATCGTCGGACTCGCCACCCGCCCCGACCTTGTGGCGCTGGCCGCAGCCACCGACGCCACCGATAAGCGAGCGCTCGACGACATCGCCGAGCGGGCCAGCGACGCAGGCGGCGCCACACTGCGCCGCGACCTCGGCACCGCCGTGCATGGATTCATGGAGGCCCGCCTCAACGATCCGGCAGCGAAGATCCCGGCGCCCTACGACGCCGACGTCGACGCCATCCTCGCCGCCATCGATGCGCACGGCCTAGAGGTCGTCGCAGGAATGACCGAGCGCATGGTGGTGCACTGGCACCACCGCATCGCTGGCACGTTCGACCTGATCCTGCGAGATCGGGCCACCGGCACGCTGCACATCGCAGACCTAAAGACCGGCAGCAGCCTGCTCGGCTCGCTCGGGTTCAGTACGCAGCTCACCATCTACGCACAGGCGGACTGCCTTTACACGCAGGGCGCGGCCGCCGATGGCTCCGAGGACGTCACCGAGCTGATGCCTGCGGTCAGCCAGTCGCTGGCGTTCATCCTGCACTGCCAGCCCGGCTCGGCCCACTGCGATATCCACGCCCTTGACCTGACCGTCGGCGCTCAGGCGCTGGGGCTGGCGATGCAGGTCCGTGAGGCCCGCAAGGCGAAACCGCTCACGCCGTACATTGCGCCGGACAAGATCGCCGAGGTCGTCGCCGAGACGTTCCCCGGCGCCGTTGACGTCACCGCCGAGGCGATCAGCGAAGACGACCGGGCGGCGCTGCGCGAGCGCATGACCGCCATCGTCGCCGCCAACGCAGGCCGAGCGGCCGACGAGCTGCTGCGCTTGTGGCCCGCCGACATTCCGACGCTCAAGAGCGGCGACCCGATTACGCACGGCCAGCTTTCCGAGCTGCTCGCAGTCCTGGGAACAGTGGAAAAGAATCACGGCGTCGCCTTTCCTGCGACATTCACCGCACCCGAGCCACGAGCACCACGCCCAAGCGCCGAGCGCCGACCGGCACCCGACGAGGGCGACGACCTCGCCGACCCCGACGCTGCGAGCGCAGCGCTGAACGATCTCGCCGAGCAGCTTGACGGCGAAGGCCGAGCGTGGCTCGGCGCCATGCTCGGCGCCACGAAAGCCGCTAACCGACCGATCGCCCTTAGCGGCCCCGGCGGTCGACCGACGCAGCGCCGACTCACCATCTGCGCGGCGCTGATGACGCTCGCCCCGATGGCCGACGACCAGCTCGCTCGCGCTCTGGTCTCGCTCGCCATCGGCGAGGAGCTGCAGCCCGCCCACGACCTCGGCGACGCAGTCGGGGCGCTCACGATCAACGAGGCACAACGCCTCCACAAGCTCGCCGAGGCGATCGACTCCACGGCCCTCACTGCCAACTGGCACGAGGACCGAGTTGAGATCGTCGGCGACATTCAGGCCGCACTAGCAGCCTGACAACCCAAGAGAAAGAGCAGACATATGAGCATCGACCAATCCATCGCAGAGGAGCTGACCCGCTCGGGCGGCCCGACGGCCAAGTGGGACGCCATCGGCGACGTGCGCCGAGTCGTGATCTCCAGCGTTGAGAAGCGCCAGGTGACCGACTTTGACACCGGCGAGCCGCTGACATGGCCCAACGGCGACCCGAAGTGGCAGTTCGTGTTCGGCGGCACCGACCCCGACACCGGCGAGGAGACTCGCATCTTCGCCAAGGGCTACATGCTCTCGGCCGTCAAGGAAGCACTGCGAACCGCTAACTCAGCGCCCGAGGTCGGCGGCACTCTCGCCGTCAAGTGGACCGGCAACGCCGAGCCGGTCGGCCGCAAGGCCGCAGCGAAGCAGTGGGCAGCGACGTACAACCCGCCCGCCGTCATCGCCATGACCGCAGCCGACCTGTTCTAGGTCTCAGCGGATTGAGCTACCCGGCGCCCGACTTAGCGGGACGGCGCCGGGCGGCTCTCACCCATCAATCACACAGAGACGAGGAATCTCAGATGAAAAACATGCAGACAGTATTCGACGACCTGAGCTGGCTCTACACCGAGCCAGCCGACGAGCACGCCAAACGCGCCAGCGAGATGCTGGACACCATCGCCACCGAGGGCCTTATGGTCCAGCACGAGACTGCCGCCATCGTGACCGTGCTGCTGCCGATGGCCGAGGCGCTGGCGTCAATCGCTCACTCGCTTGCCCACGCCGTCGGCCTGCACGAGGTCATCGCTGAATCAGTGGCGGTGCGGCCATGAGCGAGCGTCACCTACTCATCAGCCGCCACGGCGACGCCTACCTACTGGAGGCGACGCACGGCGCCGATCGGGTCGAGCTGGGCACGTTCTATTCCATTGAGGACGCCCGAGCGGCGGCTCGAGGTGTGCGTGCGTGGACGCAGATCACCATCACAGACAGGAGCGGCGCCGAATGAGGCCGACACTGTTCGACCCCGATCCCTACTGGCGCAACTACCGCAACACCGACCCCGACACCTCGCGCGAGGCGGGTCGGTCCGCAGCGCGCTGGGCAGCGGCTAAAGCGATGGAAGTCCTTAAGGCGTACGCCGAGAACGACGACCCCAAAGGTCTGACGTCCTGGGATATCGGCGTGCTCGGCTGCGGCGGGCATTGCTGGTGGAAACGAGTTTCCGAGCTGGCGGCTGCCGGAAAAATTGAAAGAGTCGGCACCCGCATGACTCCGACCGGCCAGTCGCAGACCGCCTACGTCATTACCAGCGCCGGGCGTTGCGCACTGCAGCAGGCGCAGCAATGAGTCCCTACTACTGCCGCCAGTGCCAGGGCGAGATGATTAGCTGCGAGTGCGGCGAGGTCGAGGAGTCCGACGACTACACGCCCGAGCCGGAGTACCTCGCCGAGGACATAGACGACCGCTCAGTCGTCTGGACCGTCAACGACGCCGGCGTCGGACGCATCGAGGTGCAGCGATGACCGCCAAGCACGGCACGATCCGCTGCTATTGGTTCGGACCCGATAGCAGCCTCAGCTCCGGCGACACTCGCAACGGCTGCCGCTGCGCGAAGTGCGTTCGGACTTACGAAGAAACTCGGACGCAGTGCATCCTGATGCCGGAGGTGCAGCGATGACTGCCCCAATGTCGCCGGACCTCACCGCATGCTCACGGCGCCGCCAGCGGCGCATCGGCGTGCTCGCCGGGCTTTTGGCGCTCGCGATCCGAGTCACCTTCGCCACGCTCGCCGCCGTGCAGCTCATCGGCAGCGGTCTGGTCATCCGCACCGCAGTGGTGGCGGTCCTCATCACCATCGCCACTGGCGCAGCGACCCGAGTCGATCGGGCACTGTTGTGAGTCGCGACCGCAGGGCGACTCCCTACAAGGAAGGCGAGGCGCACGGTACGACGACCGGCTACTCAAACGGCTGCCGCTGCGAGCAGTGCACGGCGGCAAGGCGCGAGTACGACCGGCGCAAGCATGTAGGCATTAGAAAGCCAAGGCCGGACCCCGTGCCGCTCAACCCATTGCTGCAAAGGGTAAGCGCCTACGTTGGCTGCAGCGTCAATCAGCTCGGCGTTGACACCATCGCCGAGGCCTGCGGAGTTGACCGGCGCACAGTGCTGCGCTGGCGATCCTGCGACCAAGTTCCGGCGCGAGACATTGACGAGATCGCCACCCGCCTGGGCTGGCATCCGGCGGCAATCTGGGGCGCCGATTGGTACATCCGAACCACCTACTACGACGAGGCAACGGCATGACCGAGCACGAACCCGAGGCGACGAAACGCTGCGCACGCTGCCGCCAAGAGCTGCCCGTGAGCCACTTCGCCTACGACGGCCGAACGATGGACCGACTGAAGTACCGATGCGAGACCTGCATCGCCGAGATCGGGGCGTACAAACGATGAGCGAGCACAAGCAGGAGGCGCTTGACGAAACCTGGGGAGAGATGACACTGCGGCGCTGCGCGTGGGAAGGATGCCAGCAGTCGGTGCACTCCAGCTCTGTGCGTTCTAGTTATTGCGCGCAGCACCTGAGGGAGTGGAGAACCGTTCAGCAGAACTCCTACCTCTGCGCTCGACGAAATGCTCGCCTATGCATTAGGTGCAGTAAAGACCTTTCCAGCACATGGCTGCAGAGCACATGCCTAACGTGCAGGATTCGCCGAAGCTGCCTGCGGTATGGAATCGCCATTGAGCAGCGAGACGCTTTGCTTGCGTCGCAGCTCCACCGATGCGCCGGTTGCGGAATCGTTGAGGCGACCTACCTCCTTGAAACCGGAAAGCTGCTCGACATAGATCACGATCACCGATGCTGCTCGTACACGGATCGCAATCGCAGGTCCTGCGGGCAGTGCGTTCGTGCCCTCTACTGCGCTGACTGCAACAGGGCGATCGGCAAATGGCATGACAATCCTGCGATCGGTCGGCTGCTCGCCGACACGATTGAGCAGCGCATCGCTAACGGCGGCACCGTGAAGTCGTGGCGAGATCAGCCTGCAGTCCTGCGGCGACTCGCCGACAGTGTGGAGCGCACTAACGCTCTGATGGAGTTCCGAAGGGCAGGCTTCCGAGATTGGTTCCTGCGCATGGCAGACGAGGCGGCGGCATGAGCGACAACCTCACCGCCGCCCTGGACTACGCCGAGCGAGGTCTGCGAGTTCTCCCGATCATGCCCGGCGGCAAGCGTCCACCGATGCGGGCATGGCAGGACGCAGCCACCACCGACCCCGAGACGATCCGCCTCTGGTGGACCGGTCTCTATTCCGACCACGGCGTCGGCATCGCCACCGGCGCAGGCTCGGGAGTGTTCGTGCTCGACGTTGACGTCGCCGACGGTAAGGCGGGCGACGAGACGCTGCGGGAACTTGAGGACACCTACGGCCCACTGACGGACACTGTGCGAACCATCACCGGCTCGGGCGGGGCACACCACTACTACCGGCTCCCTGTAGGCGTGGAGATCCGCAACGACGCCGGGCGCAAGCTCGGCGCCGGTCTTGACATCAGAGGCGAAGGCGGGCAAGTCGTCGCACCGCCGACGATTCACCCGACCAGCGGGCGAGCATATGAGTGGGAGGACGGCGCAGGGCTTGACGAGATCCCGATCGCCGAGGCGCCCGGCTGGCTCATCGCCATGCTGACCGCCGAGGCTCAACCCTGCATAACGCCGGACGTTATTCAGGGTAACCGAGCGAGCGAGGATGGCCCGGCGCAGCGCTACAACGACGCCACCACCTGGGCCGAGCTGCTCGGCGCCGACGGCTGGACTCTCGGCCATACCGACCGCGACGGCTGCCAACACTGGACCCGACCCGGCAAGGAAACCAGAGACGGCACGAGCGCGACCGTCGGCTATCAGGGCCGAGACGTGCTGCGAGTGTTCACCTCGGCGATCTCGGCCCTGCCGGAGGGCGCCTACTCGCGCTTCGGGTACACCGCTGCGGTGCACCACGGCGGCGACCGGTCAGCCTGTGCCGCTGAACTCAAGCGCTCCGAGATGCGAGTCGTCGACGAGTGGGAGTGCAGCGTGCCGATCAGCGGTAGCGCAGCGACCCGATCATCGGTAGCGCAGCCGCCGGGCCAGTGGCTGGACCCGATACCGCTCGGCATGGCTGACGAGCTGCCCGAGTTCCCCGTCGAGACCCTGCCCGAATGGATCGCCGAGCAGGTCTACGCCGTCGCCGACGAGCTGCAGATGCCGCCGGACCTCCCCGCCATCATGGCGCTGACATGTCTCGCCGCCATCTGCGCCAAGCGGACCCGAGTCAAGGTGCGCGGCGGATGGAATGAACCGCTCAACATTTACACGGCGGTAGCGATGCCACCGAGCGCCGGTAAATCGCCAGCGTTCAGCGCCATGATGGCCCCGCTCAAGGCCCACGAGAAGGCCGAGATTGAGCGGCGCACCGTTGAGATCGCCAAGGCCGAGCAGGCGCACCGCATGAAGGAGAAAGCGCTCAAGAAAGCCGAGGAGTCCGGCGACGAGCACGAGGCGCAGCGACTGCTCACCGAGCTGCTCGCCCTGGACAAACTTGCCAGCCCGCGCATGATCGCCGACGACGCCACGCCCGAGGCGCTCACCTCACTGCTGGCTGACCACGACGGCCGCATCGCCCTGCTCTCCACCGAGGGCGGCGTCTTTGATCTGATGACCGGGCGCTACTCGGATCGGGCAAACCTTGATGTGTACCTGAAGGCGTGGGGCGGCGACGACATCACCGTCGACCGCATCGGGCGAGGACCGTCGGCAGTGGCGTCGCCCGCTCTGACGATCGGCGTCACTGTTCAGCCCTCGGTCATCTCTGCACTCGCCGAGCGACCCGAGCTGGCCGGGCGAGGCCTGACCGCTCGGTTCATGTATGCGCTACCGGTCGACACCGTCGGGCGCCGTAACTTCATAGACCAGCCCGAGGCCGACCCGGCGATCGCTGCGGCGTACTCGGCGCAGATGATGCAGGTCGCCGCCATCGTCGAGCACCGCGGCGAGCTGAACATCCTCGCCCTGGACGCCGAAGCGTCGGCGATGTTCCACCGCTGGCGCCAAGCGATGGAGAAGCGACGGCTACCAGGTGCAGACATGCGCCCGATCGCCGAATGGTCCACGAAGCTGGAGAGCACGACGCTGCGAGTGGCGGGCCTGCTGCACCTCGCCGATGGCGGGCGACTTCATGACACCGTGACCGCCGACCCGATGGCTCGGGCGATTGAGATCGGCGACTACTGGCTCGCTCACGCCTTCGCCGTGCACGACATGTGGGGCGCCGACCCGGTGCTACTCAAGGCCCGAGCGATCATGGAATGGGCCGCCGGACGCGAGACGTTCACCGTGCGAGATGTCTACTCGGCGATGCGTCGGACCTACCCGAAGGCCGACGACACCGTGCCGCCGCTCTCCCTACTCGTCGAGCGCGGATGGCTCAGGCCTGTGGATAACGACTGGCCGCCGGTGCTTGGGCGTCGAGGTGTGTCCTCGCCCGTTCTGGAGGTGCACCCCGAAGTTGCGCGCCATGCGCGCCATGCGCGCACGAACTCGGCGAAAAACGACGCGAAAACGTCAAAAGGTGCGCGCCATGCGCGCCATGCGCCTAAAGGCATTTCAGAGGATTACTTACTTACTTCCTCTGAACACTCGGAAACGCCACCCTGCGCGCATGACACGCATGGCGCGCAACTTTATCCACAGGCACCACCCGACGACCTCGCCCCCACCGGCACCGACCCCGAGCCATTCCGACCCTTTTAGGAGATCATCATGCGACGACACGACTACGACAAACTCCGCGCCGAGCTGCTTGACGCTCACGGCCGGATCACCGAGCTGCTGCGCCTGCTGCCCGAACTGTGGCCCGAGCTGATCGACGGCCTGCCCGGCTACCCGACGAACACCGGCGGCGGCGGCGCCCCATCACTCGGGGCAGGCGGCACGCCGGGCGGACTGGATCGGTTCGTCACGCAGAGCCACCCCGCTGCCGACGACATGCGCACTCTGCGCCAGGGCGCCATCGCTGCGGCCAACGCCTCACGCTCTGCGCTCTCGGTCGCTCACCGCTGGCTCGCCACGCCGGTGCTGCCAGCCGACGAGCCACGCGCCCGCAGTGGTGGCGACTGCGTCGCCTGCGGTCTCTACTGCTCGGGCGCTCAGGCCGACCGCCTGCGCTCAGGACTGTGCGATGCGTGCCGCCAATCATGGCGGCGGTACCAAGAGCGATCAGCGCAGCAGATGGGCATCGGAGATCGCGGCGACTGGCTCGTCGAGCGGCGTCGTGACATCCTTGCAGCGGAGGCCTGAGCATGACCAACGTCTACGAGTACGCAGAGGACAAGTCGCACCAGCACTGCCACAAGATTGAGGTAACGACAGGCGAAGACCTGCGTCTCGGTCGGCGTGCCTACATTGACCAGCGCTGCGAAGAATGCAAAGCGGAGATCGACGAGACCGATCGTCTGCGAGCTGAGATCGCAGGATTGCAAGCAGAGCTTGAGCGTCGTGACATCCTCGCCGCTGAGTCCTAACGCGTGGGGACATGGGGACGCAGGGCGATGCCATGCGCCGCATGGGTATCGTTGACATTCGCAGGGTATGGGTGTACCGTCGCGGTTAGATGTCGACGCCTGCGCCCTGAGGGCTGGGCGTCGTTTGCGTTACGAGGTCACTAATGGCGCCACGTCGGCCGTGCATTGACTGCGGCGCAGTGGTCACGACCACGCGCTGCAAGAGCTGCGAGAGCGTGCGCAACATTGCACGCCATGCATCACGACCGCACTACTCCGGCGACTACCGCAAGCGTGCCGCCGAGGTACGAGCTGCCGCAGTTACCTGCTGGCTCTGCGGTGGAGCTGCTCGATCGGGCGACCCATGGACTGCCGACCATGTGCGCTCGGGAGATCCCGACTCGCCTCTGCTGCCTGCGCACCGTAGCTGCAACAGCAGCCGAGGCGGGCGCACCCGCTACACCTGAGGCATTCGGCGCCGAAATCGGGGCTTGCATGAATATGCAGGCCGCGGCCCGACCCCCCTCGCGTTTTTGGGCAGCGAGGGTACCTCTGTGCCCACCTGTCCGCTTCTCTGAATGTGTGCAGAACCGAGACATTGCGAAAATATTCACGCCGACCGCATTGGAGGCCGCCATGGGCGCCATTCCGAAGGTTGACGGCCAGAAAGTCACGCGCCACGCGCCGACGTTCGACTGGACAACACTCCCCGCCGCCGGTCGACCAGGTCAACCGCCGAAACTTCCCACCGGCCTGAGGCCGTGGACGAAAGCCACGCGCGCCGCATGGGCTGACCTGTGGTCATCGCCGCAGGCGACGGCGTGGGATCAGACCGGGAGAACCCTTCACACTTGGGCCGCGCTGCATCACGATCTCGTGATGGACGAGCGGGCGACCGCCAGCATCTCCGCCGAGATGCGCCAGCACGAGGACCGCCACGGCCTGAACCCCGCCGCGCTGCTGCGTCTGCGCTGGCGCATTGTTGACATATCCGACGAGGGAACCATGAACGCACCGCAGCGCAGCTCCAGCTCGCAGAATCGTGGCCGCCTCGTCGCCATCAGGTGACCGGCTGGCGCGGGCCTACCGAAGACGCCGAGTATCCGACCCTCTTCGGGTTCATCGCCGACGAGCTAGAGCGGCTGCTGGTCGTGCCAGGTGGCCCGATGGCAGGCCAACCGCTCAAGCTCGCAGAGTGGCAGTGGCAGCTCGGCGCCGCTCTCTACCGGATCGACCCCGAGACCGGCCGCATGCCCGTGCGCCGAGCGGCGGCATCCATGCCGAAGGGCGTCGGTAAGTCGCCATTTCTCGGAGCGCTCGCTTTCGCCGAGTTATGCCTGCCGGTCGTCTTTGACGGCTGGAACGCTGCAGGCGAGCCGGTCGGGAGGCCTCGACCGTCGCCGTGGATTCAGATCGCCGCCGTCTCCGAGGATCAGACCGACAACTGCTATCAGCAGCTCTACGACATGCTGCGCGACTCGCCTGCCCTTGACGAGTACGGCGTGGATCTCGGCCGAACTCGCATCTTCCTGCGAGGACAGTCTGGCCGCATCGAGCCGGTAACCGCCTCAAGCGGTAGCCGTGAAGGTCAGCCGGTCACCTTCGCAGTGCTGGAAGAAACCCAATACTGGCGCCCCGGCAACGGCGGCGTGGACCTAGTCGCCACGATCCGGCGCAACCTCGCCAAGACCGACGGCCGCTCGGTCGAGATCACGAACGCCTACCGGCGCGGCGACGACTCGGTCGCCGAGGCCACGGCGAAGGCCGCCGAGAAAAAAGCCGCAGGCTTGCTCTACTCCGAGACTCGCGGCCCTTGGGTCGACGACCTCACCGATCGCCCGGTGCTCATGGACGCCCTGCGAGTCGCCTATGCCGACTGCCCCTGGGTCGACCTTGAGCGCATCGCCGAGGAATGCACCGACCCGTCGACTACTGACCAGGACGCTCGGCGCTACTTCCTCGGATGGCCGAGCGAGGCGCCCGAGGATTCATGGATCAGCCCCGGCCAGTGGGAGACGTGCCGAGTATCTGGCGCTCGGTTGTATGACGAACTCCCGACCTACGTCGGGATCGACGTCGCACTGAAGCACGACACCACCGCAGTGGTCGCCGTGCAGCGCCAGGGCGAGAGGCTCGTCTGCTCGGCCCGCATCTGGACCCCGACACCCGAGCAGGTGCTGGATCTCGCCGCCGTTGAGGAGCACATGCGAGCGCTCGCCGTGGCCTACCCACTCGCCGAGGTCATCTACGATCCGCGATTCTTTGAACGCTCGGCGCAGCTCCTCACCGAGGAGGGCCTGCCGATGGTCGAGATGCCGCAGAATAATCTTCGCATGGTGCCCGCCTGCGGCACCGCCTACCGGCTGATCGCCTCGGCGCAGGTCGCCCACGACGCCGACTCAACTTTCACCGATCAAGTGCTCGCCGCTGCGCAGGTCACCACCGACAACGGCTGGCGACTCAGTAAGGGCCGCAGCCGTCGAAAGATTGACGCCTGCATTGCCCTAGTGCTGGCCCTTGACCGTGCCACTACCCGACCCGCCCCGACTCGTGACATCACGTCATCAGTCTGGTGAGAGGAGCCACCGACATGGTGCAGCGCCGTTTCATCATCTCGACGCTGATCCAGCTTGTCGGCCTCGCTGCCGCTGCGGTCGGCATCGGCCTCATCTTCCTGCCCGCCGGTCTCATCGCCGCCGGTGCCTCGCTCGTCGTCGTCGGCTACGCCTCGGGCGTCGACCCGAGCGCCAAGGCTGACGCATGAGCCTGCTCGGTCGCCTCGGCCCCGAACGCCGCACCGCGTCGCTTGACGCCCTGCTCGGCGTCTTCGGGCAGCGCTACGGCAACCCGACAAACTCGGGCCAGACCGTCACGCCCGACTCAGCCATGCGGCACGCCACCGTTTGGGCCGCCGTGAACCTCATCAGCGACATGGTCTCTACGTTCCCGTGGGAAGCGTGGCGCGAAACAGACGGCGAACTGCAGCCCGCCCGCCCGCCGCAGATCCTCACCTCGCCCTCGGTCGTTGTCGGCTCGGTCGACTGGCGTCGGCAGATCATCGTCTCCTGGCTGCTGCGCGGTAACGCCTACTGCCTCGTGACCGAACGCGACGCCACCGGACGCGCCACGCGCATGGAGCCGATTCACCCCGACCTTGTGCAGGTCATGCGCATGACACCGCTCGGCCCGTTCCGATTCATGCTCATGGGCCAAGAGATGCCGCTCTACCCGCTCGGCGATCTCTGGCATGCGCCCGCCTACACCGTGCCCGGCTCACCGGTCGGCCTTTCGGCGATTGAGTTTGGTCGCCAGGCCATCGGCCTCGGCCTCGCCGCCGAGGAGTTCGGCGCCCGATTCTTCGGCGACGGCGCGCACCCGACCTCAATCATCTCAACCGACTCCGAAGTAACCAAGGAGCAGGCCGAGGTCATAAAGGAACGCATCCGCGAAGCGCTGCAGAATCGCCGAGACCCCGCCGTGCTCGGCCTCGGGCTGAAATGGCAGCAGGTGCAGATCAACCCCGAGGAGTCACAGTTTCTCGAAACGATCAAGGCGAACAGCCTCACGATCGCGAAGTTCTTCGGCCTCGCCTCAGCCGCCGAGCTAATCGGCGCCGAGTCCACCGCATCAATGACATATGCCAACGTTTCGCAGAAGTCGCTCAACCTGCTGACCTACGGCCTGCGCCCGTGGCTGCGCCGCCTTGAGGACATCTACGACGATCTAACCGTGCGCCCGATGCGCATCCGGGCGAAGGTTGACGACATGCTGCGAGTAGACCCGAAGACTCGCGTCGACATTCAGAGCGAGCAGATACGCGCCGGACTGCGCACGCAGAACGAACTCAGGCGAGAGGACAACCGCCCGCCAGTCGACGGCGGCGACCGTCTGCTCTGGCCGCCATACGGCACCAAGGAACTAGTAGCAGGCGAGGCAGACATCACGGCACCCGGTGCCGCTGGAGGAGCGCAGCCCAATGCGTAACGGACTCACACTGCCCGAGGTAGTGCTCGAACGTCTCAGCGTCGAGCAGCGCCAGTCAATCCTCGCCGACGCACCCGGACCCGGTAAGCGTGGCATGGTCGCCGTTGAGCGCCGCACGCGCCCGATGGAACTGCGAGCCGAGGCGGGCAACGATCCGCATCTCGTCGGCTACGCGATGACTTGGGGCGTGCCCTACGAGGTTGCAGGCGGTCCCGACGCTGGCGGCTTTACCGAAATTATCGAACGCGGCGCCGCCGATAAGTCGCTCGCCGAGCGCAGTGACGTGCGTTTTCTCGCAGACCATGAGGGCCTTGTACTCGCCCGCACGGCGTCCGGCACCCTCAAGCTCAGCACCGACGACGTCGGCCTGCTCTCCGATGCTTCGCTCGACCCTTCCTCACCGTATGCGCAGAGCGTCATCAGCGCAGTGCGTCGCGGTGACATGTCGCAGATGTCCCACAGCATGCGCGTCGTGAGACAAACGTGGGACAGCACCTACACCGAGCGCCGAATTCAGGAGGTCGCCATGTATGACACGAGCGTCGTAGGTTTCCCCGCTAACCCGGTCACCGCTATTGCCCTAGACCAGCGGGCAATCGACCCCGCAGCCGAGGCCGCAGAGGTTTCACTCGTCGACCAGATTCGCGTGCTGCTCGCTCAGCTCATCGCAGGCGAAGCCGCCGAGATGGCCGACGGCAACCCTGCCACGATGTCACTCTCCGAGCTGATCGCCATTGCCCGCCACCTTGACTACTGGCAGGAGTGCGACGACTACGAAGACTCCACCGGCACCGCCGAGATGGAAACCGAGACCGACCCGATGGTCGGGCGCTCAATGAGTCTCGCAACCGCACGCGCACAAGCCGAACGCCTGGCGCTCGGTCGCAAGTAACCCGAAACACCTCACGCCGGACGCCACGCCGCAGCTCGCGCCGCTCGCACAGACGAGCACCCGAGCCGCACCTGCCGACCACCTGAGCGCAACGCCAACCCACCCCCCCCTTCCCCAAGGAGACCCCCATGTCGGTCATCGACACGCTGCGCGCGCAACTCGCCGCAGCATACGAAGCTCGGGCCGCTAAGGCCGCCGAGCTTGACACCATCCTCGCCGCCCCCGAGGCCGAGGCTCGCGATCTCAACTCCGACGAGTCAATCGCATTCGCCGAAGCTCGCGACGCCGTCAAGGCCGCCGACTCCAGCATCGAGACCCTTGAGGCTCGCGTCGCTGAACTCGTCGCCATTGACGCCGCCCGCGCCAATCACGAAGCACGCGCCAAGGAACTCGCCCCGAACTCCGCCATCGTGCGCGTCGGTCGCGAAGAGCTGACCTACCGGGCAGACACCGCGCATTCGTTCTTGCGTGACGCCTACTCTGCCGAGGTTCGCGGCGACTACGCCGCCCGCCAGCGCATCGAGCGCCACATGGTCGAGATGGCTACCGAGCATCGCGCCAGCGATACCGGCGCATTCTCCGGCCTCGTGGTTCCGCAGTACCTCACCGACCAGGTGGCACCGCTCGCTCGTGCGGGCCGTCCGTTCGCTGACGCCGTTCGCCAGCTCCCGCTCCCCGCTGAAGGCCTCTCGGTCAACATCTCCCGAGTGACCACCGGCAGCACCGCTGCCTCGCAGGCCACTGAGAACTCGTCAGTCAGCAGCACCGACATGGACGACACACTGCTCACCGTTCCGGTGCGCACCATCTCCGGCCAGCAGGACGTCAGCCGTCAGGCCATCGAGCGCGGTACCGGCATCGATACCGTCGTCGTGCAGGACCTGCTCCAGGCATACGCGACGCAGCTTGACTCGCAGATCATCAGCGGCGCCGGAACATCCGGCACCCACACCGGCGTGCTCTCCGTCTCCGGCATCAACTCGGTCACCTACACCGACGCATCGCCGACGGCAGCGGAACTGTTCCCGAAGATCGCCGACGCCGTGCAGCGAGTGAACTCCAACCGCTACATGCCTGCCGACCTCATCGTCATGCACCCGCGCCGCTGGGCGTTCTTCCTGGCTGCAGTCGACGGCCAGAGCCGCCCGTTGGTGACGCCGAACGTCAACGGCCCAATGAACGCCTACGGCGTCGGCGGCAACGTCGGCGCGGGCATCGTCGGCTCGCTGCTCGGCATCCCTGTGCTGGTTGATGCCAACGTGCCGACCAACCTCGGCGCCTCAACCAATGAGGATCGGATCATCGTCTGCTACTCGCCCGACCTGTGCCTCTGGGAGCAGACCGGCTCACCGATGCAGCTTCGATTTGAGCAGACCCTCGGCGGTCAGCTCACGATCAAGCTCGTGGCCTTTGGCTACTCAGCGTTTACCGCTGGGAAATACCCCGCTGGCGTGAGTGTGGTGTCCGGAACCGGACTTGCCACACCGAGCTTCTGATAGCTCACCGCTGACCTAGTCAGCGCCACGGAGTAGAGAGCGACGGCGCAGCCCGTCTCCCACCGGCTAGATGCCCTTCCCCCTCGTCGGGGCGTCGCCATAGACGGCAGCGCGCCGTCGCTCTCTCCACCACCTACCGAAAGGAGTCCGCTATGGACTTTGACAAGCTCTCAGCAGCACAGTGCGACGCGCTCAATGGCGCCGAGCGTGAGGCGTGGTACGCCTGGCGCAACGGCGACACCGCACGCGCGACCGCAATCCTCAACGCCTACGGCATCGAGACCGCCGCAGCGCCACGTCCGGCGCGCCGCTCTGCCAAGACTGACGCCGCCGAGTCGTGACCGACTACGTCGCCGCCGCCACGCTCAAGGCGTACATGGGCCTCACCGTGACGGCGAACGACCCGCAGGTCGCCGCAGCGATCACCTCGGCCAGTCGTGAGATTGACGGCCACTGTCGCCGCCGGTTCTATGCCGACGCTGCGACAAGCACGCGCGTCTACCGTCGCTCCACCGAGCACACCGTCGCCATTGACGACGCAGTCGTTGGCACGATCTCGCTCGTCGAGCTGGACACCGGGCAAGATGGAACCTGGGCCTACGACCTCGGCGCCACCGAGTGGCTTGCCGAGCCGCTGAACGGCATTGGCGCTAACGGCATGGCGTGGCCGGTGACTCGTCTGCGCACCCTCGGCAGCCTCACCATTCCGAACGACATCACCTCGGCGCGGCCATGCGTGCGAGTGACTGCCCGCTGGGGCTGGCCCGCCATTCCCGAGCCGGTCACGCAGGCCGCACTCATCCTCGCCGCCGAGACCTACAAACTCCGAGAGGCGCCCTTCGGCGTTGCCGGTTTCGATCAGTACGGCGCGGTGCGAATCAAGAGCCTGCCGCAGGTCGAGCGCCTGCTGGCGCCGTTCACTCTTTATGAGACGTCACTCGCATGACCTCGCTCGCTGACATTCGCCAGGGCCTCGCTGCGAACCTGCAGGCGCTGCCCGGAGTTGAGGTGTACGAGCGCGAGGGCGGCCTAGCGAACGTGCCCTGCGCCGTCATCGTGACGCCGTCCATCGACTACCACCAGAGCTTCAGCAGCGCCGGACTTGTGCGCTACGAGTTCCGCATCATGGTGCTCGTGCAGTCGGCCGACTCAGAGCAGAGCGGCATCGACCTGGACACCTACGCCGACCCCGGCTCGCCCACATCAGTGCGCGCAGCGGTCGAATCCGATCGCACTCTCGGCGGCATCGCCGACGATCTCATCTGCACATCGTTTCGCCCGCTCTCCTCTGAAGAGGTCAGCGGCATCGGCTATTGGGGCGGCGAGTTCACCGTCACCGTCTACGCCCGACCATAGGAGTTCTGCGTGCCCATCCTTCGCGATTGCGTCATCTACTACGGCGGCGTAGACCTCACCGCCACCGCTAACGAGTTCAGCGTTGATTCATCGTTTGCCGATCTTGACGTGACCACGTTCGGCAGCTCTGGAAACCACGAACGCATCGCAGGCATTGAGGACGCCACCGCCAGCGTGATGACGTTCGGCGACCCGGCGATCGTTGAGCCTGCGCTCAGCACAAAGACCGGCACCGTTGAGCTGCTCACCGCCGTGCAGTTCCCGACCGGCGGCACCGCCACTGCTGGCGATCGCGTCTATGCGTTGCGCGGCCTGCTCACCTCAACAAAGCAGCCCCTCAAGGTCGGCGACGTTTCCAAGCTTGACGCCACAATGCCCGAAGCGCAGGCCGAGGGCCTGCTGGCCGGAACGCTTTTGGCCCCTAAGCAAACAGTCTCAGCGGGAACTCCGACTAGCGCGCTTTTCAATCTTGGGCCAGTGGCCGCCGGTCAAAGCGTCTATTTCGGCGTGCACGTCTTTTCAATAACCGGCGACAGGTCGCCGACGTTCAATTGCCAGCGAAACCCGACAACACCCGGCACTGCTGGTGCTTACACCACGTCAGTAAGCCTCTCACGCAGCACGACCGGCGGTTCGTTTGGTTCGTCCGCCACCGTAACCACTGACGCTTACTGGCGCGTCGCTTGTGCCTTGGGAGGCACGACCGGCTCGGTCACATACGCCGCATTCGTCGCCATTCAGTAACCCACCCCCAAACACCTACACAGGAGGTCAGCCCGTGGCTGCTTTCGTAATCACCAACCCCGTCATCGTCGTGAACGGCGTAGACCTCTCCGATCATGTCACCAGCGTGAGCCTCGACGACTCGGTCGCTGACATTGACACGACCAACTTCGGCACCTCGGGAAACCACACGCGCGTCGGCGGCCTGAAGGATGGCAGCATCACAATCGAGGCGCAGAACGATTTTGCCGCCTCATCCGTCGACGCCACCATCTGGGCAGCTCGCGGCACGCTTGTGACCGTCACCGTCAAGGCGACCAGCGCCGCAACCTCGGCCACTAATCCGGTCTACTCGGCGAGCTACCTCGTGAACCAATACAAGCTCGGCGGCAAGGTCGGCGATCTCAGCATGGTCTCGGTCACTTGGCCGCGCTCGGGCGCACTGACTCGCGCCACCTCCTGAGTCGTGGCGGCCGTTGATGGTCTGAGCCATCTCCTCAAAAGCGCCGCCAACTTCGAGAAGACGATGCACGACGCCGAGATGAAGGCAGCCGACAAGGTCGCCTACCAAGTCAAGCTCGCGTGGCTCGGCAACATGTCCGGCCACGGCCTCACGCCTGCGCAGAAAGTCAAGCGCAGAAAGTGGAACGTGCGAGATAGAACTTGGTCAAACTACCGCGGCAGTGTGGCGGCAGTCGTCTGGTTCGTCGGCGCCTTGCATCTCGTCTTCATGCCAACAAAGGCGCACGTCATCGGCGCGCAGTTGCTCGGCTATCGCTCCACGTTCAAGCGTCGAGCAAAAGAGCTCGGCACGCTCCAGGCGTTCGGCGGTAACGCTCGGGGCACCTTCGGCACGCTGAAGCTGACCACGGTCACCCGCTCCGGAAAAGTCAACCAACGCAAAGGCGCGCAGGCGCTCGCTATCCCCGGCGTCGGCTGGCGGCCGTATGCGTTCCATCCAGGCACGCCTGGCGAGCGCACCGTCTGGGAAGAGCAGAAGGCGATCGCCCGACGCATCGCTCCGAACGGTTTCGGACCCGCAAGGCAAGAGGCACTAATCGCCGCAGGTTTCGGCCAGGCGGCAGGACTAGGGAAGGCAATAGCCAAGTGACGCAGCAGACGAGGAAAAAAGACACGGCGCAGGACATCGCGCAGCGCATCGCCGCAGGAGATTACGACGGCGACCTGATGCCAGTCCTGGAGGCAATCCAGGGCCGGTTCGCGTCAAGCGCCACCGGCATGCGCTGGCAGCTCAAGCTCGGCGACCTGTTCGTCACCGAGGACGACCTCACACTGAACGAGGCCTACGCCATCGAAAAAGCGGCAGCGTGCAACTGGGCCGAAATAGACCCGGTGCGCTCTGCCAATCACTGCCGCGCAGTCGTCGGCGTCTGCCTTGAGTCTCGCCTCAACCTCAGCCACGCCGAGGTTGAGGCGCGCCTCGGCGCGCTCACTGTCTCCGAGCTGGTCGACGCGATCAGCCGCACCGAGGTGACGCCGGTCCCTTTGGACTAGGCGCCCTAGACGACTACCTGCGCGAGTTCGCCGCCGCCATGCACTGGCCGCCGGACGTGACTCGCCGTCAGCGCATGGGCGACCTGGCGCTACTACTCCGACCGAAGGGCTAACGCTATGGCGCTCAGTGAAAAACTGATGATCCTCATCACCGGCGACGCCTCGGGCGCCATCTCGGAGATGAAGAAACTCGCAGGCGAAACCGAAAAGAACCTCGGCAAGGCAGGCGGCGACGTCTCCAAGTTTTCGCAGAACGCTACGAAAATCGGCGCGGGCATGGTGGCCGTCGGCACCGGGCTGCTGGCGACGGCGATCTCGGCAGCCTCAACGACTACGGATCTCGGGCGCGAGGTCATGAAGCTGCAGCGCTATACCGGCATGAACGCAGAGAGTGCATCCAAGCTCGCCTACGCCGCCAAGATGTCCGGCGTCGGCGTCGACGATCTCGCCGTCGGCATCGGCAAGCTTTCTAAGACGATGGCGAACACGCCCGAGAAGCTCGGCAAGTTTGGCGTGGAGGCGAAGACGAGCGACGGCAACCTGCGCAAAATGTCCGATGTGCTTGGCGACGTCGCCGACCGGTTCCGGAAAATGGGACCGGGCACCGAGTCCACGGCCGCAGCGCTTGACCTGTTCGGGCGTTCCGGTGCCAACCTGCTGCCGTTCCTGTTCAAGGGGAGAGACGGAATCAAGGAGCTAAGCGACGAGGCCGACAAGATGGGCCTAGTCCTCAGCCAGGACAACGTCGACGCCGTAAAGAAAAACATCGTGGCGCAGCGCGAACTCTCCGCCGCCGTCAACGGCGCAAAAGTGCAAATCGGCAACCAAATGCTGCCGATTCTGACCAAGTTCACCGAGCTGCTTACAGGTATCCCCGGACCCGTGCGCGACATCATCGGCCCGATCGTCGTGGTGGGCGGCGTTGTGCTTGTCACTGGCGGCGCTTTTCTGCTCATGGCTGGACAGGTGCAGAAAGCGAAGACCGCCTATATCGAAATGGGCGCGACCGCGCAGATGACCACAAAGCTGCTCGGCATTGCGTCGCTGGCGGTTTCCGCTGGCGTAGCCATCTGGAGCATCTACGAGCAGGGCGTGAGCAGTGCAAAAACCGCCGCCGATAAACTCAACGACGCCAGATTCGGAACCGCAGCAGCGCAAGGCATCGGAGCGCTAAGCACTTCAATCTCGCAACTTAGCTCCGAAGCTTCAGCACTCAAGGAAAAAGGCGACGGCTGGTCTCACTTCTCATGGTTCTGGGAGCGAGACGACGCCGACGGCGCTCGCCAGTCGGCAGAGGCCACAGCTGAGGCCATGCAACTGATGATCGACCAAGCCCTTGCCCTTGCCGATGCCACCGGCATAAGTGCAGATCAAGCGCTTGCGTGGCTCAACAAGCAGCGCGAAGGTGGGACCGTTTTCCCGACCGTCGCTGCGGCACTTGGCGCCTACACCGGCAAGATTGACGAAAACACCGTCAGCGCTGAAGAAGCAAAAACAGCGCAAGAAGGTTTTGAAAAATCAATCAAAAACGCGAGCGATGCGCTGCGCGCGAGCGTTGACCCTTACTTCGCAGTAACCAAGGGCCGACGCGATCTTGACGAGGCGACCAAGGCGCTGCGCGAGGCAGAGCAGGGCCACGCCGCCGACTCGCCCGAGGTGCAGAGCGCTTTAGAGGCGCAGATCGACGCAGGGCTGGGGCTGGTTGACGCTCTCGGGAAAGTCGGCGTAGCTCATCAGAACGCTGGCACCGACGCTAAAGCATTCGAGGGCGCGCTTGACTCGCTGCGCATCTTGGGGATCAACCCGTCAACCGAGGCCGGGCGCGTGATGATCGAACGCATCACCGGCATCCAGACCACCGCTGACGATGTCACGAAGTGGCTGCAGGCGCACCCGTTCGGCGTGCGCACAGATGACGAAGAGCTGAAAGCAACTATCGAACGTTTCCGCGTTCTGCAGGGGCTGATGATCGCCACCGGCCAAGGCGGCGAAGGTTCGTCGCCGTTCCTGCGCACGCACCATCGTGACGAAAACGGAAACTGGATACCTAATGCAGCCTCCGGCGGCTACCTGCCCGCAGGTCGCCCGACGCTTGTCGGCGAGATGGGGCCGGAGCTTTTCGTGCCGTCAAGCAGCGGCACTGTGATGACCTCGCTCAGCACCAGCCACGCCATGCAAGGCGGCGCAGGCGGTGGCGTGAACATTGAGCACCTGAGCATCGCCCTGCCGAACGTCACCAACGGCGACCAGCTCGTTGACGAGCTGCAGCGCTACATCCGCAGGAACGGCCCGCTACCGCTCGCGGTGGCCTGATGGGCACGACAGGCTGGGGCGGGAGCGTGACGCTCTACGTCGAGGCCGACTTCACTCAGACGATCTCCGAAACCTCGGGCGCACCGGTCGCCGGAACCTCAACACAGTGGGGCAGCGCCACCTGGGCGACGAGCTACTGGCAGCCGCCGATCACGACAACCTGGACCGACATCACCGCCGACGTGCGCAGCGTCTCCACCTCGGCAGCATTCAGCCGCCAGACAAACCGCTACAACACTGCGAGCGCTTCGGTCGTGCTGGACAATCGCAGCGGCAACTACTCGCCGACAAACACCGACGGCGACAACTACCAGAAGATCGGCATCCTGCGCCCGATGCGCATTCGCGCCCGGTACACGAACGCCGCCGGAATCACGACCGGCTGGAAACTGTTCACCGGGCTGATCCAGTCATGGTCGGAAAACTTCGCCCAATACGGCAAGGACTCCACCGTCAGCGTTGAGCTGGTCGGCAACGACTCGCAGCTCGCAGCGATCACCAATCTGGCGCGCTCACCGCAGGGCGCAGGCGAGACCGCAGGCGCACGTATTCGGCGCATCTTGACCGACGCCGACTGGCGCTGGCCGATGATCCTTGACGACGGCGAAACCACGATGCAAGCGACGACGCTAGAGGGATCGCCGCAGAGCCTCATCGCCCTGACCGCCGACAGCGAGGGCGGCGCCTTCTACTGCGCTCCCGACGGCTCGGCCCGCTTCGATGGCTTTAACTCGCAGGTAGAAAAGGACGGCCGAGTCATACCGGCGCTGCACTTCTCCGACGCCCCGACCGACTCGTCGACACTCACCTACGCCGATATCTCGCTGAGCTACAACGGCGACCTGGTGCGGAACCTCATCACCTACCAGCGCACCGGCGGCGACGAGCAGCAAGTCGCCGCAGCCGCATCGCAGCAGCTCTACGGCACTCGTGCCGAGAGTCGTAGCGACCTCATCAGCGAGAGCGACGCCGACGTGCTCATGCTCGCCAGGCGTGACCTAGCGATCCTGAAAGACCCCGAGCATCGCGTCGAGTCCGTGCGGCTCAACCCGCTGGACCCGAACAACGCCGACGGCCGACTCTGGAATGCGCTCGCCACAAGCTCTATCGCCCTGCGGCTCGGGGCGCTGGTTGAATACACGCCGCAGAATCAGACGACGATCAGCCGCTACGTCTTTATCGAGGGCATATCGCACGCGATCACGGCCGACCGCTGGACGACCTCGCTCACGTTCTCAAGCGCTACCGCCTACCGCCCGCAAGCCTTCTCCCGGTGGGACGAGGGCACATGGGGCGACGTCACCTGGACATGGTGAGCCTCGGCTCGCCCACGATGAAAGGAGCCGACTATGGCTCAGCGGCCTGACCTACCCGTTGACGGTACGACGATCACGAGCGCATGGGGCACCACCGTGCGCGAGCAGATCGTGACCCCGTTCTCTAACGCAACCGACCGATCAAGCGAGATCCCGAGCACGGGCACAAGTGCGCGCGTAGCGGGCATGGTCTCGACCCTGACCGCGAGCGACGCGACGAACGGCCTCTACGTCTACAACGGCGCGAGCTGGCGGGCGCCGTGGAATCTTCCGTGGGGCAACGTCGCCACCTCGGGCCTGCCTAGTTCGTTCAGCTTTACGGCAACTGCTGGCTACTCGGGCAATTTCACCTGGACGAGCGTCAATAACCGGAACTACCTCGTCACCTTCGGCGGCGAGTTCAATAACGGCACCGCCCTGGGCGTCATGGATACCGCAGCGATTTACACGAACGCATCGCCACCGGTCGCCGTGAGCTACGCAGGCATTCGGGCCACCTTTGAGTCGGCCACCGGCATGAGCACGAACAGCCAGGAGACCCGCAGCACTGCGTTCGTCTTCACCGCCACGAGCAGCGGCACGCTCACATGGAAGTTCGGCGCCATCGGGAACGCCGCAGGTAGCCAGACGTTCATCCCGAACCTGCTCAGCATCGTGGACATCGGCCCCGCTGGCGCTCCTGTCTGATGAACCTTGACGCCATCCCATACGTCGCCGCCCGCAATCAGTCGCCCGCCTCGGGCGCTCCTCGCCTGATCGTCATCCATTCGATGGAGTGCCCGGTGGAAACCGGCAGGGCCAGCAGTGTGGCGCAGTGGTTCGCAGGGCCGACCTCGCCGCAGGCATCTGCGCATTACATGATTGACCCTGCCGAGGTTTACTGCGGCGTCAGGCCGCCCGCCGAGGCGTGGCACGTCGGCAACGCCAACCGCTACGCAGGCGGCGCGTCGATCGGCATCGAGCAGACCGGCTACGCCTATTCAACCGACTGGTGGGAGCCGATCGCGCTCCAGCAGCTCGACCTACTCGTGAACCTCGTCGGCTCGCTCTGCGACCGTTACGGAATACCGCGCCGCTGGCTCGGCGTCGCCGAGCTGCGAGCAGGCGAGGCGGGCATCTCAACGCACGGCCTCTGCACCGCCGCAGGCATCGGCACCGACCACACCGACCCCGGCCCCAACTGGCCCGCCGATGAGTTCATGCGTCGCCTATCCGGCGGCCCTACCCCGCAACCGTCCGAGGAGGACACGATGAACGTATGGCTCATGCGCGCCAACAACTCGCCCGACGTCTGGGTCGTGCAGGCGAACCTCTCCGGCCGCTGGCACTTGCCGACGCCGAGCCTCGTCGCTTCGATCGACTACGTCATCAGCCAAGGCGGCGGCCGAGTCCTCACCCCGCCCGCTGATACGCAGCCCGATCAGCTCGGGCCGTGCCAGGTGTGGAAGGTCTCGCCGGACTTCCTGCGCGCGATCCCGATTACGAAGTAACGGCATGCTCGCCGTCATTGAGTGGACCCCGATCCTTGCAGCGCTGACCGCCGGACTGCTCGCACTGGCGGGCACTGTCTGGCAGAGCCGCAAGACTCGCAGCCTCAACACCGCCGAGCATGGCGAGAACGCCGCCAAGCTTGAGCGCATTGAGGGCAAGATCGACCGCACCGCCGACGAGGTCGGCAGGGTCGGCAGCCGCCTAGATCGACACATTGCCGAGCAGGCTCCGCACCGGCGCCACTGGTTCCGATGAGTTTCGCCGACGAGGTGCGCCAGGTAAAGGGCCGAGGCGCTGGCGTCATCTGCACCGTGGCCTCGGTGCTGGCGCAGCTTGACGACGATCTGCGTGCCGAGGTCGTCGCCGCCATCAGCAGCCCGGCTTACACATCTGCCGCAATTGCCCGAGCGCTCAAGGCGCGAGGCGTTGAGGTTTCTGAGTGGTCCATGAGCAGACACCGGCGGGAGGCCTGCCAATGTTCTCGGACGAGGTAGAGGCCGCAGAGTCACGACGTCACCCGTCGGGCTGGGAGCCGGGCATCGCGTGGACCGGCGACTCAGGCACGATTACTACGGCGCCGCTGGAGGCCGAGCCGACGAGCGGCGTCTGGCATGAACTCGTCGCCGATTGGGGACTAGACCCGGCTACGACCGAGGTCGTGCCCGGCAGCATTCAGGTGCGGGCATGGGATACCCACGACGGCCGACGCCTCAAGTATTACCGAGCGGCACTGCGGGCCAAGAGCAACACCGGCGAGCGTGCCGATATTGACGCACTCTGCGCCATCGCCATGCGCCGCCGGTCAATTGTCGCCCCGGTCGTCACCGGCGAGCGTGCTCTACTTGTGGCGCTTTCCGACTGGCAGCTCGGCAAAGGCGAAGGCGGCGGCAGCGCCGCTACGACGACTCGCATCTGCGCAGCGATTGACGCCCTGCCCGCACGCCTACGCGAACTCAAGCGCTCCGGCCGAGAGATCAGCGCCGTCTACCTCGTCGGCCTCGGCGACCTCGTCGAGCAGTGCAGCGGGCACTACCCCGCCCAAGCTTTCACGACCGACCTTGACCGACGCGAGCAGCTCCGCCTCGCCCGCCGACTCATCCTGCGAGCGGTTGACACCGTGGCGCCGCTCGTGCCCCGAGTGGTACTGGCGGCAGTGCCAGGTAATCACGGCGAGAACCGCAACGGCTCCGGCAAGGCGTACACGCGCACGACCGATAACGACGACCTCGCGGTCGTTGAGCAGGTCGCCGAGGTGCTCGCCGCTAACCCTGCCCGATATACCCATGTCTCCACCGTGCTCGCCGACTCGGCCACGCTCGTGCTCGACGTCGCAGGCACGCCGTGCGCGTTTGCTCATGGTCACGTTCGCAGCGGCGGCGGCCACCCTGCGCAGCGGGCAGAGAACTGGTGGCGAGGTCAGGTCATGGGCCGCCAGCCAGTCGCTGACGCCTCGCTGCTGCTCTCGGGCCACTATCACCACCTGATCGTCAGCGAGGCCACCGGCCGCACGTTCGTGCAGGTGCCTGCGATGGACGGCGGCTCGGAGTGGTTCACGGCCACGACCGGCCAACACTCCCCGCCCGGAATGCTCACGCTCGGCGTCGGCACCGCCTACGGCCCTCGCGGCTGGGGCGACCTCGCCGTGCTCAACTAACGAAAGGCGCCGCCATGTCATCACCGGCGAACTACCTACTGAACCTGCGCACCGGCGACACCGAGACAGTCAGCGTCACGCTGCAGGACTCAGCAGGCGCCCCGATCAACATCAGCGGTCGCACTTACACCGCGCAGGTGCGAGCCACTGCCGACTCGTCAACCGTGCTCGCGACGTTCTCCTGCTCGATCACGAACGCAGCCGCTGGCACCTTCGCCTGCACACTGTCAGCCGCGACGACCTCGGCGCTCACTCCTGGCGGCGGCGTCTGGGATCTCGCCGAAACGAACGGCGCCACCGTGACCCGCCTGCTCGGCGGCTCGGTCATCATTGAGAAAGGCGTCACCCGATGAGCGTCTCTATCACTCTGAACTACTCCGACGACCGCATCGTCGCCGTCGGCGTGTCGGGGCCTGCTGGCCCTGCGAACTCGCTTAGCGTCAGCGGCACCACGACGGGTGCCGCTGGCACTTCGGCGTCGGTAGTGGTCTCCGGCACGGCGCCGTCGCAGTCGCTGGCGTTTACGATCCCACGCGGAAACACTGGCGACGCTGGCCCAGCGAACACTCTCGCCATTGGCACCGTGTCCACGGTCGCCGCTGGCGGTTCAGCGACCGCGTCGGTCACCGGCACCGCACCAAACCAGACGCTCAACCTCGGTCTGCCGACCGGTGCGACAGGATCACCAAACACTCTCGCCATCGGCACCGTTTCTACGGTCGCCGCTGGCGGCTCGGCCACCGCAACGATCACCGGCACCGCACCAAACCAGACGCTCAACCTCGGTCTGCCGACCGGTGCAACCGGCGCGCAAGGTTCGTGGAGCGCAGCGCAACCGAACCGGACATGGTCATCGTCAACGACACTGGTGAGCGGTGACGCTGGGTATCTGATCCTCGTTGACTCAGCTACAGCGATCTCGGTCACCACGTCGCTGGCCCTATCGGTCGGGCAGCGCGTCGATTTCCTTGTCACGAACGCAACCGTCCCAACGATCTCCAAAGGCTCGGGCGTGACGCTCGACGGCACGCCGACCACAACGATTCGCGCGCGCTACTCGGCAGCAACGCTCATCTGCGTAGCGTCAAATAGCTACGTCCTCGTCGGCGACTTGGCGGCTAGCTAATGCCTTCCACCGCTGGCATAGTTTCGAGCGCCGCGACCCTCTCGCACCCGTCACTGGTGCTGCCCAGCACTGGGATGACGACCAGCACCTACGACGCTGACGGCTGGCGATATTTGGTTATTACGTCTAGCAACGAGGCCTCGGGCCTCAATCTCACGACCCCGGTCCCCGGATATTTTGAATATCTGCTTATCGGTGCCGGTGGTGGTGGCGGTGCAGCTACCACTGTGGTCACCGGTGGCGGTGGCGGTGCGGGCGGCGTCCTCACCGGCAGTTTTACGACGATAAGCCCGACCACTCCGATCACTGTGAACGTCGCGTCAACTGGTGGGGCTGGTGCTATCACCTCGGCGGGATCACAGGGCCAGTATTCACGACTGGCCTATTACCCGAACACCACAATCGTTCAGGCAAACGGTGGTGGTGGTGGTGGTTACACCAGTGTATCGCCACCGACAACTGGTGGCAGCGGCGGCGGCGGCGGCGCAAACGCTTCGACGAGCGTCGCTGGCGCAGCCGGTACGTCAGGCCAAGGAAACAGCGGTGGCAGTAGCTACGGATCTGCAACTGCTAACGATCGCGCCGGTGGTGGCGGTGGCGGCCAATCATCCGCAGGCACAACAGCAACTATTCGCGCTGGCGGTGCTGGCGGCTCCGGCTACACCACGACGTGGGTCACCGGCTCATCAGCCATCTACGCCGGTGGTGGCGGTGGCGGCGCGAACGTCTCAGGCACCGCAGGCGCTGGCGGCACCGGTGGTGGTGGAAACGGTGGTACCGGTGGTACCAGTTCTACCGCACCAACCGCAGGGAGCGCTTATGGCGCAGGTGGTGGCGGAGCAGGAATCGGAACAAACCGCGCCGGTGGCGCTGGCGCCGGTGGAATCATCGTTCTGCGCTGGCGACTCTAGGAAAGGTCACGACATGCACGACGAGGAAACCGAGACCACGGCGCCCGAGTACGAGAGCACGCTGCTGAACGCGTTCGCCCTGACCAACTCGCAGAGCGGAGACCGGGCCAGCAGCTATGGCCCGTTCTGGGAGGATTACCGCCGAGTTTCCGCAGTGATGTCGGCGCTGAACGACGGCGAGGCGGTCGATTCCTGCGCCGAGTGGTCAATCATGCACATGGTCTGCGTGAAGCTTTCAAGAATCGCGCACATGCTCAACACCGGCGCCGCCTACGAAGACCCGAGCTGCGTGCAGGACTCCATTACCGACGCATGCGGCTACCTCGACGGACTCTGGGCGACGCTCAACAATCCAGAGCCGGAACCCGACGACGAAGAAGAAGAGGGCGAAGAGTGACCATCACCCTACCGTCGCCAACCTGGACACCCGACGACGAGGACAACGACGACGACCTTGAGGTCGTTGACCCCGATCCCTATCCCGACCCGATCCCCTACGACTGGAGCAATCAATGCCCGCAGCTCGCAATCCGCTAGGCCTCGCCGTTCTCGGCGTGCTCGCCCTCGCCGCCATCATCGGCGGCGTGATCCTCACCACAAGCGGCCACGACGCCGCCACGCTCTGGACACTCGCAGGCACCGCCGCCGGTGCCATCGGCGGCGTGCTTATGCCGAACTCGCCAAGCAGCTCGGCACCGAGCGCACCGGCAGCGCCGCCCTATGTCGCCTCGGTTGACGGAGGGCACCCGACCGTCTGACCGATAACCGGCACTAGTCCTGCGTTGTGATGCTGGTGAGGGGGCTAATCGGCATTACAGAGCGGAAGGCCCGGCGCACGCAGCGCCGGGCTTTTTTGCGTCTCTGCTGACCTTGTGCGCATGTATGCCTCGGATACTTGGGAAGCCGCACCTATTCTCTGCACATGTCGCCTAGGGTGGCTCTATGACGAGGATTACAGGTAGCACCGGCATCTATTGCAGGATCTCCGACGACCAGGAGGGTGCAGGCCGAGGCGTGGCGAGACAGGAGGCCGACGCCCGAGCGCTGGCCGAGCGGCTCGGACTGGAGGTCTCGGCCGTCTGGGTTGATAACTCGTTCTCTGCTTTTTCGGGCAAGCCTCGCCCCGGCTACGTCGCCGCCTGCGAGGCGATTGACTCGGGCGCCATCACGACACTGATCGCCGACCATCCCGACCGCCTGCACCGCTCACCGCGCGAGCTGGAGGATTTCGTCGTGCTCGTTGAGCGCACCGGCGTGCGAGTGCTCACCGTCACCGCTGGCGACCTTGACTTCACCACGCCCGAGGGCCGACTCATGGCGAGGATCACCGGCGCCGTGGCCCGCAAGGAAAGCGAAGACAAGCAGCGCCGGATCAGGCGCAAGCAGTCAGAGCTGAGAGACCGAGGGCGCCCGACCGGGCGGCTCGGCTATCCCTACGACTCGGGCGGCGTCGTGAATCCAGAGCGGGCGGCGATCGTCACTGAAACCGCCGAGCGAATCCTCGCAGGCGAAGGCCTCGCCGATATCTGCGCCGACTTCATCGCCCGCCAGGTGCCGACTCGGTTCGGCGGCAAGTGGTACCCGACCACGCTGCGCGTGATGATTACGGCACCATCGCTTGCAGGCCTACAGATGCACGACGGCGAGATCGTCGGCACTGGCGACTGGCCGCCGGTGTTGGACCGAGTGACCTACGAGCGACTTCGCGAGCGACTCACCGAGAAACGCCGGGCTACCTCGGGCCGCTACCTGCTCTCCGGCCTCGCTATCTGCGGCGCCTGCGGCCATACCCTCTCGGGCCACATGCGCGGGAAGATGCGGCTCTACGGCTGCAACGCCGCCGCAGGCGGCTGCGGCCATATCTACGTCTCGCGCGATGGAGTCGACCGCATCGTCGAGGCGCGCGCTGCCACGTTCCTAACGACCGCCTCTCATGCCACTGCGCAGACAGGCGACGCCGAGCAGCTCGCCGACGAGATCGCCGAGGCCGAGGCGAAGCTCGGCGACTACGCCCGCATGCTCGACGCTGGCGAGCTGGAGCCGGTCGAATGGCGGGCACTGCGCACCGCAGTGGTGCGCCGCCTAGACACTCTGCGAGACCGAACTGCTGCGCACGACTTCGCACCGATAAACACCGGCACGGCATGGTCGGCGATGAGCGACGCGCACCGTCGCAGGTGGATCGCCGCCACGCTCGCCGTGACTGTTTACCCGGCCAAACGGCGCGGCGGCCCGTTCGATCCGAGCCGAGTTGAGGTGCGCTGGCTTCGCTAAGTTTTTGACATTTCGGCGAGGTGTCGCACTTGGTGTCTACAGTGCCGACACTTAGAACGGCCACAAACTAAAGGCGGCAGCAATGGCGAGCACTACCCCCCCCCCCCCCCCCCCC